CAAGCACCTGATCCAATTCTATATTTTCCGTTTGAGCATTTAATTACTGGCATTTCCTATCAATTTACTATAAATAGCAAACCTCTGCTTATTTACTTCATGCAGATTAAAGTGCTTATTGCAATACTCATAAAGGTCATTGCCGTACTGCTTTCTTGCTGCCTGATCGTGGGTTAATAGTTTAATCCAATAATACCAATCCTTTTGGCTATTGACGTGGCAAGCAGGATAAAAGCCCTTATAAGGATGTACGTTGCTGACAATAGCAGGGTTTTTCTTTGATGCCGTTTCTAATACCTTTAAATTTGACTTCATTGAATTAAACTTAGAATCCACCAAAGGGATAAGGCTTATGTCTGAATCACAATAAGCCGCCATATATTCCGTTACCTGGTTATAGTTATAAATCGTAGGCTTTAGCTTTAAGCCATTTGTAAAGGCGCAAATCATATTATCCCAAATATGTTTTTCCCCTTCATTGTATCCTGCTATGATTGTCCTTACAGGAAAATTAATTCGCTTCATTGGATTGCGTAGTATTTCCAAATCCCTTCCGTGCGTTCCTGATCCTGACCAAAATAGCCTTACAAGATTAGAAGGCTTTTTATCTAAAATAAATTGCTCCTCGCCGTATGGAATGGCATTTGGCAATATTTCTATATTTGTATTATGCTTGTATATTTCCTCTGCTAATCTTTCGTGCGTGCAAGTACAAAGGTCTGCTATCAATAACCAACTTATAATCTGTTGCGGTATTTGATTTGTAATATAATGCTCATAAAGTATGTGTGAAGGTTCAAGATGCCAATAGTCGTCATTATCAACTATTAACTTAAAGCCATACTTTTTGCGCCATTCAATCATTTGCTCTGGCGTTATATTAGCAAGCATTCTATTCATAACTACAATATCAAATTTCCCCTCAAATGTTTCCTCGCTTAACGTATCCGTAATCAAGCAATAATCTTTTTTCATATTTACCAAAGGCATCATTATCCTATGATACCCAACCCCGCTTTGCTTACTTGTTATTGCTAAAATTCGCATCTAATTTTTTTTTCTGTATGATATATAGGTTGATACTTTTCCCAAATCGCCTGCGCCTTTTGTAGGCTTGCATCCTTCATAGCCCTGTAATCTGTTCCATTCCCAACGTCGTGTCCTATATGTTCGCTTCTTAAATCAGGAATATAGTAATTAGTAAAACCTGCAATGATAGCCCTTTCTGCATAATCCCTGTCCTGCATTCCGTATGGATCATATTCGGTATTGTATCCTCCGATTGCGTCAATCAATTCCCTTGTTATAAAATTATTGCCAAAAGGCACGTGTGTTTTATGAATCCCGTCAACTAATGGTGGCAATTCCTCAACGCAATGTATTCCAATAATGCCTGTTTTTGACACACGTTGCGCAAACATAACCCAATTTTTAAGCCAATTGGTAGGAAGTAAAATATCATTTGCTAATAAGCATACGCCATCATATCCCCTTGTCATTTTAAGCCCTGCATTAACTCCCGCGCCTATTCCTCTTTTATATCCTACATTGCAATTTGTCCAATTAAATAAATCATAAGGAACTTGATTGCTACCATTATCTACTAAAAAACAATCGGCATCATATCCAGAATTAAAAAAATTCTGATCAATTACGCGCTTTGTTAAATCGTTTCTATTTAAGGTTAATAAAATTACAGCTACATTCATTTTAATATATATGTTTTGCTTTCTGGTTTATCAATAATTAAACTATATCCGTTTACTTGCATTATTTCATTTATCTTATTCCATCCTATTGTTAATTTGTGTGTACCAACATATCCATCCCAATCATTCCCTACGTCTGTTAATGGGGATTCAAAATGAATACATTTAACTCCTTTGCAATATTTAGCTAAATCTTCAAAATGGTCATTGCTTAGATGTTCAATAAAATGAGTAGCTATAATAAGATCTGCTTCTATTGTTCTTTTATCTTTAAACCAATCAAATTTTGTAGGCAAAATATAATTAACTTCTTTGCATTTAGTTGAACGAATTGCAGCTTCGCAAATTTCTATACCATACCAGGCTGATATATTAAAGTCTTGCATTGCTTGTTTCGCTAAATCGCCTTTCCAGATGCCGAACTCCAATACTATTGGTTTAGTGCATAGTAATAACGCTTCTTTTACATTATCATAGTTGTAATGATTCTGTTCTGGATAACGTGCTTCTAATTCATTATGATAAGCTATTTGCTCATCAGTTGTCATTGTGTCGTAGCGTTCACGCCACTTGTCAAATTCGTTCATTTTTTTATATTTGGTGAAAGATATTTTGCAGGCACGCCCGCGTATTTACTAAATGATTCTGATTCCCCTTTAAAAAAAGCACTTGCTCCAATCATACAACCTTCGTTAATTACACTAAACTGATGCAATACTGCATTTAATCCAATGTTTGAATATTCTTTTATAACCGAATGTCCGCCTATTTTAGCACCGCAGCTTATTGTAACATTATCCCAAATATGGCAATCGTGTCCGATATGCGCGTGCTTCATTATAAAACAATTATTTCCAATCGTTGTAATATCTTCCGTTCCTGCATCAATAGTAACTAAGCCTGTAATCATATTTCCATTTCCTATGATTACTTTCCCTATTGGTTTATCCCAATATTTTTTATGCTCTGCGGGATCGCCTATTATACAATAAGCCCCAATATAATTGTTATCGCCTATGATAACGTTATCGCCTATGATTGCCGTTGGGTGTATAAAATTTGCCATATTATTGTTTTTCAAACCATTGATATAATCGCATTACCATTTCGAACTTACAAGCACCGCACCATACTGATACGATAAAATTAGGATCTAAATATGTCCTATAAATATGCTCGTACATTTTTAAGTCATCTAATTCAAGATTTCTAATATACCCATTCTTTGCGCACTCATAGTTATTTATATTAGCCGCAAGCCATTCCCTATGCTCTTGTTTTATTTCCATAATGACCAGATTAGTTTTGTTATTATTGGTGCTAAGAATCCCGCTATAAACATTGTACTTGTAATATTCTGGATTAATTCAGGCAGGAAATAGTGTATTGGCGCAAGCCACGCAGCCAAACAACTTCCACAATTAAAGGGCTTGAAATTAATTCGCCATTTATGTTGTAGGTTATGAATCTCAATAAAAAATAATGATGCACAGATAGCAGTTATAATTGATAAAATCATTTTCTAATATTTGTTTTCATTTGTTTTTTGGTTTTATTTATAGTCCGTATTATTGACATATATGGTATGCCTGTTTTACGGCTTAGTTCTTTAGCGTTCTTTTTAAAGTCAATAGCATATAATTTTAAGATCTCTTTGTTATACCAATGTAGCCCGTCCATATTTGTTTCTAACTTCTCAAGCATACTTTTATCATAATCATCTGAAACAAAATCCTGATCTACAAACTCCGTGTAGTTTCTATAATTTTTATAAAAAGTACTTCTATCACTTTTAATCATATTGAGCATAATCCTAACTATGTAAAATTTTAACTCATTCCTTTCAAATAATCCTACTAACTTATTATCTTCCATTTCGCAAAGAACTAAAAAAACTTCTGCCTTTAAATCATAACGCAACTCCTCTGGATGCATCTTGTCAAATGCGTCGTTGACCTCTTTTGAAGTCCAATACTGCGCTAAAATTTCATTTTTGACCATTCAACTAATGCGGGTTTGCTTTCTATTTCAGTACAAATATAAACTATTCCACCACATTCGTAAATATCTTTTAATCGTTCCCTTTGTTCTGGACTTAATTTATCCCCTATTTTTTTAACTTCAATAGCTGCATAAATACCCTTATCGTTGTAACCTTGCAGATCAGCCCATCCCTTTTCTATTGTTCCTTTACGCTTTCCGTATGGAATATTGTTTACTCTATTTAACCTGAATCCCGCATATTCAAGGTTTTTTTTAGCCCATTTTGTTAGGTCGTTTGCCGATATGTCCATAGTAATTCGTAAAATTGTTTTTTAAAGGTAAGCCTATTTGTGTTATCAATCGCATCCTGTCTTGTAGGATAGCAATCAAAAAAATTAATAGTATAACAATATTTAAGGCTACCACAATAAGTATACTTAACCTGAAAAACTCTCAAAGTATTTGACAAGTGCTAATTTTTTACATTGTAATTCAATAAAATCTTCTTTTTTAATTTCCTGACTAAACTTTTTTGCGTCTAAAGGATGCATTTTATTTAATCTGTATAAGTTATCTTCCCTCACTACTCTTATTGTTTCTAATATCTGATCCTGTGTAAAAGTTAACTTCCCTTGTTTTAAAAGGATCTTAAAAACTTTGTCTGCATTAAATACCCTATTAAAATCTTGACGCTTGCCATTTAACCAATCTTCTTTTGTAAAATCCACAATTTCCTGTTCTGTTAATTGTTTTACGGGTTGTTCTGGTGGTGGCGGTATATTTTTACGAACTTGATTAGCTTTTGATTTATAAGCGTTCATTATCCCTGATATGTACTTAGGGCTAAACTTTTCATAATGCTCAATATTGCAATCAAATTTACCTTGAACTGCCATTTTAAAAGCTATGCGCATTTCTTGTATTGTAAAAAAAGGATATGTAGATCGTATATAATCCTCAATTACTTCTAATTCAATCTTATCTGGAAGTCTTGTTAATCCAATTAAAGTAAATATATATGCTAAATTCTCACGAAGCGTTACAGGACTGATAAGGTTTAACTTATCCCCTTTAAAGGCTTCTATGATAGTCAGATCTTCTTTATCTATTAACCCACTTTGCAAGGTCGTCCATTCGTTTGCGACTTGCGGCAGTTGCGTCAGTATTTTTTGAATTTCCATATTTATTTTTATTTTGTAACCAAGTATTTACTCGGCGTTTAATATCAAAAAACTTTTGGGCTTCATAGCGTAATTTACCACTTTTTGATGGTTCTGTCCAATAATCTATAAATTCCTGGTATGATTCATTTAATAAATTTTTATAAGGCTCTATATTATTTATAAATATATCTTTATTTACATTTATAGTTTCAGTTTCAGTTTCCATATGCTTATGCATATGCTTAGCACTTGCTTCGCTTATGCTATCATTTTTTACTGATTTAGCATTATTTCGCCTACTTTCTGTAAATTTTGACCTTCTTATAGATTCATTATACATTCTGTCATTTACAAAAAACCCATCTACTTGATCAAATTTTTCGTAAATCTCATTATCATATGCTTTGCATATGCTTAGCATATCCTTTTCAGTTAGCTTGCCTTTTTGATGTTGTAGGCATAGCAATCTGATATACTTTCCGACTTGTTCGTCAGTCATTGTAAATGTACCACTAAGAAAATCACTTGTGTAAAATAGCACTGCGGGATCTTTTGACATAAATTAAAAATGGATCGCAGGCTTACAGATAATGGTACTATCTGCTTGCCCTTGATCCAATATATTTGAACTGCGTTGTACCATAACGCTTTTTTATTCTTTTACAAACTTACTAAAATTTTCAATCTCTTTTTCAATTTCATCAACTTTTTCTTTATACCATTTCTCTGTAAACATTAGGTTTTCAGCCGTTTTTATGTTATAAATAACCGTTGTATGATCCCCAACCCCGATATGTTTAGCTATTTCATTAAGGGATAATTGAGTATATTTTTTAAGAATATAAGCCGCCGCCTTACGTCCAAAGATAACGCTTTGCCTTCTGTTCTTAATCTGGATGCTTGTGTCAAATACATCCTCAACTAATTCAACTAATCTATGCGGCATAATGCTTGTAGGTACAGATCCAATAGCAATATCATCTGTTATCAAATTAGCTTTTACTAATTCTTTATGAAACATCCGTAAACTTTGCAACTGATCTTTATAACATTGTACTATATTGTTATACTCCATAATTAAAATTCTAAATCATCATTAGCTAATTTTGTTTCCGTAGGCGCAACGTAATTATCTTCATAGATCTTATAATCAGGCTGCGCAGGTTTATCCTTATAAGAATTAACCCACATATTGTAGCGTTGTCCGTTGATTGAAAACTTAATAACTTCCTTGCCGTCTTTGGTAGTGTTTTTCCAAGCACCCCAATTTTCTTTTTTTACTTCTGACATTTTATATTTGGTTTATGGATTCCTCTGAATCCTGTTTAAAAAATACTGCTTTAAATTCTGAATGTTTTTCCCAATGTTTTACAAAGGTAATCAATTGATCGTATGCTTCCTTATTATACCAAGCATAGTGATATATTTTTGCTAAAAGCATCTGCCTTTCCATAGGTAAAAGATTCTGCATACCTATTTCCAAATCTTGATAAGTTTCTTGCATTTTACTTGTTTTGGTTAGCTAAAATAATTTTATAAGCCTTGTCGTATTGCTCATTTGTAGTGTAAGCACTTATCTTGATAGCCTGTTTACTTTTAAGGCTTTCATCCCAGATAGTGTTTTCTAATAGAGCAATTAGCTTCATACGTTTTTCCTCTCCAACTTCGTCCTTATGCTCATTCGTAGAATCCGCATCCTTTGTGTCATCTATTGCAAATAAGCCATTAAGGGCGTATTTTCTGGCGTATGAACTCGCTGATCCTGTAATCTGTGCTGCATCCATTCCTTTCTTTAGTTCCTCCTCGCGCGCCCAACCTTTTGAACTGATAGTATTATCTGTATCATCTAAAAGTGTTGCGGTTGCTTGAACATAAATCCTGTCCCCTACTTGTACTACCTCATCTGTAATTACTAATGCAGTTCCGTACTTAAATAAAATAGGTTTTACTGCTTCAATAATGTCCTCTGCATTTCGGTACTTATATTTACCAAATGCATTAAATTGTCCTTTTGGTGCTTTTAATTCAGCTTGAATTTTTACTAAGTTCATATTGGTTTTTTTAAGGTTTAATACATATCCCCGTACTCCTCAAATTTTTCTGTCCATTCAGACATAGGGGTAAAAGGTATTGATGGAAATGGGTTTTTAGGTTGCTGCAATAAATGTGGATAGTAAACTGCCTTAAAATCCTTTAAATTTTTACGGGCATTTTTTAACAATTCATATCTTTTTTGAGCATTTGATTTATTGCTTATGTCAAATAGCCATTCATAATAACTTACCTTATCCCTAAGGTTTGATAGTTGGTATAATGTATTCATTTTTTAATCTTTTGTTTCTAAAAATTTTTCCTCAAGTACTTGGGTAGTCGGTTTTAAAGATCCGCCCTGTGCTAACATTAAAAACTTTTCGTAGGCTTGATCTTTGTCATAGCTACCAGAATCAGATACAAAATAGCCATCCTCTTTTGTGTAAAAATAAGGATCATCAGGTTTGTTGTATTTCGTTTCCGAAACAAATTCAAATTTTTTCATAGTATTTATGCCGTATGGTTTTATTACGACAGGACAAATATACATCTTTTATCCATAATATATACACTTTATTAATTTATTTTGCAAAAAAAAACCACTTTTTATAAGTGGCAATAAATTATATATAATTATTTATTTATATATCTTCCTCAATATCAAAGATTTCAGCGTGCATTTCCCCTATTACATTCGCAATAATATCCAGAGATTGCCTTCTAATTGTTTTAATCCTATTAGCTTCCATTTTAGAAACTAAAGTCAAATCAATATCTTCTACGGCTGATATTGCATAATAGGCGCAACTAATCAAATCACTTCGCGTGGTCGTTTCGGCATCTTCCCATTCTATTTCCTCGCTTATTTCTGTTTGTTTTTCCTCTGACATTATAAATCTTTTAAAATTATTTCATCAGGTCTTTCTATTTCTTTAAACTCCATTTTATTGCCGCCACGAATCTTTGCTAAAACATTTCTAATCTCTTGTTCAATTTCGTGGACTTCCTGAAGTTTTTTAGAAAAATAATCTTCTTGTTGGCATAACGTCCATTTATTAAATCCTTTTGGCATTTTCATCTGTTTTAATTTTTATAAGTTTTTTTAAATAAATTGACAAGTCCAAAGCTTCCTCGTAAGCGTGCTGCAACCATTCTAATTCTGTAAGATCTGTTCTGTCCATCGTAGTCAAGTATTCTTTTAATCCTTTTTCCTCACGATCTATCAAATCATTTATAATATTATATAATATTTTTGACATTATTTATCAGTTTTAGAATGAAATTTATTACAAGTTTTGCACTTATATTGAATCCTGGTTAATCCTGTTGCAGTTACTACCTTATTATTCTTAATCAAATCATCTGATCCACATTCAGGGCAGCTTCCCCTATCTTCGCCAAAAATAACCCCGTAATGTGTTTTAGGCTCTATATGTGCGCTTAAAAGTTTAAAAACCTTTTCAAGCAATACCACATCTTTTTTACAATATTTAATCATTGCCTCCATAGCTACCTTATCCTTATTCAATAGAATGTTTTTCCAAAGGCTATATTCTGTCTTAATCTTTTGACCTATGCCTAAAAAATCCGCTATATAATTAAGCCTATTTGAATTAAATCTAAACTTCTGCCTGGCTACCTTTAAAGTATCAATAGTTGTATATTTTGGGAACATTTGGATATTGTGAAACAGGCACCTTGTCCTGATCCAAGCCAAGTCGAATTTATCCCCGTTATGTCCGACCATTTCATTAGCCACATTTGCAACCTCAATAAATTGCTCAAGCATACGTTTGTCATTCTGCTTCGTATCCCATTGTAAAGCATAAACTTCCTTTTCATCTTCCCACTTATAACAAATACAAATAATTGCACGTTCTTGAATTATGTTTGAATAATCTATGTTTTTTTTATATCCTGCCTCCCAAAATAAGCCGATGTTAGGACTTGTCTCAATGTCAAAGAAAAGCCTTCTGCGTTTTGTTTTTAGCATTATATTTGTTTGTATTGTGTAATTCCGTTTATTTTAGTTGCTTTTAAAATCTGCCTTCTGAGTCTATCTGAATAAGAAACGTGTACCCAAAATGGGTTTAATATATTGCCAAATTCCCAGATCAATTGATCAAAGGGAAGTTTATTTTTTATAAAGTTAAAAACATCTGCATTGGTAACTCCATAGTTAGTATCATCCATATCAATATCAATAGCTTGCCCCAATGAATGCTGCGACGTATTAGCACCCCCTATTATGGCATTTAATTCCTTTGACCTATATCCGCTTGAAATTAAAATCGGGCATCTAAAATTGTATCTAATAGGCTCAAAAATATTTTCTGCTAATAGTTTTAAATTAGCAATATGTTCAGGTGGCGGCATATTAGCAATGCCATTACGCTTTGCTGATTCGCTACGAATCAACTCCGCTAATGTCAAATGTTCCGAGATTTGCATTTTATTTATATTTACATTTATCAAAATGCCATTGTTTCATTGCGCCTCCTCTACCTTCTAATTTGCAATGTGGACATATTAATTTAGCTTTTTTAACACCTATTCTTGATAACCTCATTTTTTCTTTTGTTTCTTTAGAATGTTTTTTTCCAATTCTATATGCTCCAACATTTCTGCTTTTGCTTGCAATACTCATTCTATTCCTGGTTTGTTCTGATATTGGCTTTTTATTTTTTTGAGCAATACTCATTTTATTTTTAGCTTCATCAGTAAATTTTAAACCATAAACACCTTCGCCACCATCAGTTAAATTAGATAAAATTCCTGTATTTAAGTCTTTTCTGCCGTATAAATTAATAAACTCTTTTTCTTTAATACAGGCTTGATCCCAAGTTATATTATCTAAAAGTATTTCAACTTCATAATCAGATTTTGTAACTATCTTATTCCAAATATTATTTCTTTTTTGTATGCAATATGCTCTACTATAATCAGAATCAGAGCCTATGCCAATATAAAAAGGCTCATTTTTATCTAATCTAATATGTCTATAAACGTACGGCATACATATAAAATAATCGTTTAATTAATATGAATCCAATTAAAATGCCTAATAAGCCCCAAAATCGAAGCCTCCACTTTTTGCTTGTCTTTATACTATCCTGCAAAGAAGTCTTGTAAAAACGCACAGAATCAATCATTATGCCTAATCTTCTTGTATCTACAATATATCCTGTATGTATTTGATTAACCTTAATAGTCTTTACTATCGTTTTAGCAGCCTCTTTTATGGTAATGTACTCGATCCCATTAATATTGATTGTATCTGTTTTGTAGTTAGTAATCGTATCAACAAGTAAGGTAGTATCATTCTTTGTAATTATGGTTGTATCATTCGCGCAAGGTCTTGTTTTTTCTAATTCCCTAAAAACCCTTTCGCTACTTTCTACATTATTTAAAACCTTACGTTCTGCCTTCATTACAGGATTGCAGGCTGAAATAAGTAAAAGCAACAATATTAAATATATTGCAAAGATCTTAATTTTATTTCCCATAACGCTTGTCATTAGGATTCAGATAGTTTATTATTATAGGCAAAATTGATATAACTCCTGCACTAATGCATTCCTCTAATGTTATTAAATAAATATTTCCTTTAGCAATAATCATAGTAAGGACTGCTGAAACGAATACTTTTACCCAACTTCCGTAAATGGTATTTAAAAACTTCATCATTTTTTTACTCTTTTAGTGGCGTTGTAATAGTAACGGATCGCCATAATACCAGAAAAGATAGCGACCAAACCCGCTATTAATGTAACGAATGGTTGTACTTGGGTTATCGTAATTGTAGCCGCAGTCATAGAAACGGCGGTATTCGCAAGGGCTTGGCTGCTATCTTGTGTCATTTAGTCTTCTGTTAATTCTGTTTGCGGATTCTGTTCAGCATTTAATTTACCTAAGAACTGCAATAATGGTAAGCCATAAGCAGTCGGGATAGTGTTGATAAATTGCTCTAATTCTTTTACTTGTTGTTCGTTTAATGTAATCATAGTTTTATTTTAAAATTAATAATATAAGTAAAATTAATACTTTAATCAATACCGAAGTATATTCAGGTTTTATTTTTATAAATTCAGCTACCTTTCTAATAAATCTATCTGTATCTGCAGTTTTACCAACATAAAATGCAGGTCTTTTTAAGACGATAATATTGCAAAGAATGTCAAAGCCAAACCAAAACAAAGTCGCAAAAAATACCATTGAAAAGAATCCATAAAGCGACCAAACCAAAACATAAACTGATAAATGGTTTACACCCTTCCAAATATGCCATTTTTTATTGTGTTTGTAGGCATTATACGAATCGGTTGCATAAAGGTCACGTTCTAAAAATTGGTGATTTTGATATAAAACCCAACTAATTAAGTGAATTAAAAATACTATGGTTAAAAATATTGTCATTATTTATTTATTAATGTTCTTAATTCTTCTATTTGTGCTTGTTGTTCTTCTATTTTTGTCATACACTCTTGTAATACTTTAATAGTAGCGTGATGTAAGTCAGAAGTATAAATTGCTTTTCTTTCAACTTGTTCATCTTCTAAAGTCCACATATCTGTATCAACAAACTCTGGTGCTACTGATTCTACTTGTTGAGCAATTACACCTATATTAAAATCATCGTGCGTTTGGTCTTTATATTTAAATTTAACAATTTCAATAGCCTTAAACTTATCCCAATATGATTCTAAAGGTATAATATCCTTTTTAGTTCTTTCGTCAGAAAGGTTTACATTGTTTGCTTGATAGTTTTCAATACCTCCATTTGAACGAACTTCAAATCTTAGTGCAGTTGAATCATCTGCATATATAAATGAATTCGTACCGTTATTTGGAGATGCATTAGGATATTGCAATCTAATCCCGTATGGCGAAGCGGATGTGTTTGAAATATATACAGTCCATTCATCGGATGCATTACTTCTAAGTTCGTGATAACCAATGCTTGCGTTATTATAAATTCCAGTATTACTTGCTTTTAAGAACCCCCCCGATGTGATTCTCATTCGTTCGGTATTGTTAGTACGAATTACCAAAGGATGGTTGCTTAATGAACCTACAATAGATACACTATTTGTATTATCTGCTGTTAATTGTGTTGTTATTGTTCCATTACTTACATATAATTGTGGGTCACCTCCAGCCGATTGAAAATTTGCTAATAAAGGTGCGCCACTTGATGCAGTACTTCTAACATCTAATTTATACCCAGCATCTGTACTCGTTCCGATTCCAACGTTTTGTCCAGAAGTAATTGTCATTGCTGGAGTAGCTGGCATTACTGCATTAAATTGTCTTGTGTTAAAGTGTAAGTTTAAACCCCAATCTGCAACCGCAGTTGTATTTATTAAAGCCGAAATTAAATCAGCACTTGCGTGTTTAAATGCAAATCCAGCATTTCTTACATCTCCAGTACCATCAGTTGCAGCAGTAGAACTACTTAAAATTGATGCATTTCCACCATTAACTTGAAATTTAGTATAAGGCGAAGTCGTTCCGATTCCAACTTTATTATTTGTACTATCAACAAATAAAGTATCTGTATCAATAGTCAAATTGCCACTAAACGTACCTGTTGTTGCACTTAAACCACCTACTAATTGTAAAGCACCCGCACTTGTTAAGCTCATTTTAGTACCACCATTACTCCATACTACTCCACCTGAGCCATAAAGAAAACCTAAAGGTGTACCGCCACCTGAATATGTAGTATAATAGTTTGCAGCTACACCACCTTCTACATTAGAAACACCAATACCATTTTCCGAAATTATATCACCTGCAACTTTTAAACCTGCCGTTGGTGGCGATGTAGCACCCCCAATAGCAACATTGCTACTAAAATTTGCACTTGTACCTGTTAAAGCACCTGTGAATCTACCTGTTCCTACAAAATCATTATTAAATGTACTACCACCAAAAGTAGCTACACCTGCACCTCCATTTGCTTCAATGTGTACTACACCAGTTGCATTGTAATTAGCTAAAGTAACTCTATCAGATGTCCAATATAAAGCACCACTACCTGCGGTCATTCCTGACAATCTATATGCAGATGCTTGCATAGTACTTGAGAAAACTGCACTTGTTCCGTTTAATGTACCTGTTAAAGTTCCACCTGCTAAAGGTAAATATGTACTTGCTGCTGAACTTGTTGTTAAGTATGTGCTTGAATCAACCGAACCATCTGCTTTAAGAAATTGACTTGAAGTTCCTCCTTTTTTTACGAAAGAATAAGCATAAACATTTCTAAAATTGAAACCACCCGAAATGCCTATATCATAAACATTATCTCCATTGGGTTGAACATTATTTACTGCTAAGTCTCTTAAAAGTATATCAAATGAACCCATATTTAAATTAGCCGTTGCACCTGTATAAGGTACATAAGTTGAAGCTGCAGAACTTGTTGTTAAGTATGTACTATTATCATAGCTTATAGTTGTTCCGCTAATCTTTACAAATCCTGTTCCACTTAAAGCAGGTTGTTTTCCGTTAAACGTACTCCAATCCGTTGAACTTAACTTACCTGTATTTGTAGCCGAAGCCACAGGTATATTAAAAGTATGAGTAGCCGTTGAACTTGAGATGTTAAAGTCAGTTCCGCTTGTTCCTGTCGCTAAAAATTGTACTTGTCTTGTTAAGTTATTTAACGAAGTCAAGCCCTTAGAAAAGGTTGTAATTACTTGACATAAATGATTGTTCTCTGTATGTAAAGTAACTACTTTTGTATCTACGTTTACATAGATTCTAATTGCTATTCTATCTGTTATTGCTAAAGTAGTTTGAGTAACAGGGATAGCAAAATAATAAGGACTTAATGTAGTTCCGTTTGTTAAATACTCTGGAACGCTTTGGCTACTTCCTATTAATGTAAAAGTTGAGCCATCATATTTATAAACCTCTGCATATACATAAGGATTGTGATTATTAGAATTCACACTAAAATATAACTCACAATTAAAGTTTCCCGCAGGTACTTCTAATAAAGAAGGATCATTTGCGTCTGTTAAGAAACTTGCCACATATCCATTAGCTGAAATAGTAATATCAGTTCCCGCACCTGCAATTGGATCTTTACTTAATTCTCTATAATCAACACCTCCAATAGTACCTTGACTTACACTTGAATTCAAATAATAAGATACCGAACTTCCCCCGCCTGTTGATGTAGGAAAATCTGCCAATGCACCATCCCCTCTAACATATTGAGTAGCTGCTCCTGCAAATCCTATATTAATCGTTCCCGCACTTGTTATTGGACTGCCTGTTATTGTTAAAGCGTTGCCTGTTTCTGTAATACCTACGCTTGTAACCGTTCCAACTGTAGAAAATAAATTAGCTATCTGTAATAACGTAATCTTTTTACTTACTCCTGTAATCGGATCGCCTATAATTGTTAAATCAGAAGTTTGAGGCGAAACATTTGTCGCTAATTGGTTAATTTTTTTAGATTCCATTAATAAGTATAATTTGTAGGCACTTGGCACCTGTTGTTTATAAATGGTAAATTCAAAGTAATATCACACTTGACACCTGCTAAAAAATCAGGATCAGATTCCGTAAAATATGTAATTGGAATGTTATCCCCGCAAGTCCAAGTAACTATCCCATAATCTAAAGGATATCTTAATTGAGCAATAAAATCTTGTGCTACCAATGTTTGATCTGATAAAACTTCCGTTTCGTTTGTTTCCTCTGATAGCATCCTATCCATAAAGTAAAAACTAAAATTATAATCTATTTCCTTAGCACCTATTGTAGCACCCGTTAACGTAAAAAACATAGCAGGATAAGTAACCTCGCCATTGCTTAAACGTTCCCAGACATCGCCAAAATAAACAAAATTAATCTGTTCGTGGTCGTTTCCTATCTTTGTCAGTTCTTTGACTATTTGGTTTAATGTCATTCTTTTTTGCTTTTTCCAAATAAACTTTTAGCTTATTTTGGTTTTTTATAGTTACTTGTTTACTCATATTAGCAGCATCCAATATTACCCTGATACCTTTCCTCGAATGTTTTTTTATTTTTCCCGTCGTAATCATCATTGCAGCAAGCATCCCCTAAATACATTGAAACCGTGTAACCTTCATTATCAGGCTTGATTGAATCAATGCCGCTACCAAAGTTTAAGTAGTTAGGATATAAAGCATTGTTTTGTTTTAGGTATTTAATTAACCTTTGCTTGTAAAATTCTGCTCTTGCCTTGTATCTATTTGCCACGTCAATCATATCTTGCATTGAAGGACTTTCTTGATTCTCGCCCGTCTTTCTTAAAAGCCCTTTGTTGTAAAACTGAAAAGACAATCCCTGTGGTAATTCAGACATTACAAAATAGATTAATGTATCTACTATGTAATCATCTAATAAAGTCGTTTGTAAATTTGTGTATGTATTGGTATCAACCGCCGTTTGTAATTCATTGTAAAGTGCTGATCCTAAAGCAGGCAAAATATACATATCTTGCGCCGTCTTGATTTCAGGCAATACTAATTTTTCATCTACGTTTGCGTGTAATCCTGTTCTGTCCTTAATTGACTGAACTGATATAAATAAAGTATTCTTGCTCATTATTTTTTTCTTGTTACTATGTTTGAAACCCATTGATGTCTGCACTCTGGGCTATGTTTGCCACTTGATTCTGTGTACCAACCGCCTTTACGATCCCAAACCGAATAACCTAACCTTGCACTCATTAACTCTATTTCGCTACGGCTATATAGCTTTTTTGCTTCTAATAAAGCCACACAAAAAGGACGGCTTGTATCTATGTCTGATTTACTAAATCCAGATCTCCATTCATAGGAATATCTAATAAGCAACTCCGTTGTCTGTGGCTTAATTTTTTCTAAAATATTCTTTAAAGGCTCTGTCAAAGTATGCTCCGTGATCACATTTTCATCAATCCCTGTTCCTATTGTGTATTGTTTTGGTTGGATATGCCCGTCATCAATCAATTTTTTAATCACTTGATTGATAGTATCCACGTTTTGATCTAAGGTAGTCGCCAAAACTTCTGGCGTTATTCTTTTATCCTTAGCCATTAAATCAAGCACATTCGCTTGTAATTGGTTTACCTCTGCAAATAACTGATATTCAGAATCGTCATTAAAGCGCGTTCTTGACTTCCAAATATTGTATGAAGCCTTATCCTCGCCAAACTCAAAAAATACGCTAAAATCGTCCTTAAATTGCGCAGATTGGACAACTGTAACCGCTTCCTCTGGTGCTTGATATTTACTCATATCAATACCCGCCTTTTCAAGCAACCATTCTTTTGGTGCAATCTCTTTTAAAAGATTTTCTGTAAACTCAAATCCAATCGGCTCTGTTGGAATAATATGTAATTCTGCGTCCTCAATGCCTCTGTACTTAAATAGCATATTAAATACACCTTCAAGGTGCATTTGCTTACTATTAACGTAAGTATTTTTAAAAATCTCATATCCGTCGCGCATTTCCGAACGGCTACCTAATTTACCCGCTTCTGCAATACCAAAGATTGAAGGCGTTGTAATTTGATGTCCGCAGAAAATATTAGTTTGAATTAGCATATCCACACGCCCAAAATCTTCTTTTGTAATATCAGAAGTTCCCAGATCATCAACGATAGGCTTTCTTGCACTATCATTTACGAAAGCTAAAATAAACTTCTTGCCATCTGATCCGCTAAATCTATTTGTAAAGCGTTTTTCAATATTGCGCTTTTCATCATCCGAAGGATCGCCATTAGGTAAAGTAATAAGTTTACTTGCAGAAAACCCTGTCTGTGCATTAGCTAAAACGTGCTTAGATATTTCAATATCTGATTCTATGTAATTAAGCGCACCAAAGTAACCTGGCAAAGAATAATAACCCATATTTGGGCGGTATTCTTTAATATAAAGGATTTGCTTGCCGTATGGATTAGCAGGATTAAAAGCAGGGTAAACCTCCGCCTTTTCTGCCCTATCCCCCCAATCTTCCTTATACCAAAATTGTGTATTGTCTTTATTGGTACGAATCTTAGTGTAATCACAATGCCATATTTCAACCAATTGACCTGTAACTGACCAAATAATCTCTAAATAATAACCTCCAAATAATTCAGCATCTAAAGACACCTTTCTTGTTAAATCTTCAAGGCTTTCCATTCTATTAACTTTCTTAATAAAAGGATCTGCCTCTGGACTTCCTGACCAACCATTTGCAGTAATATAATGCACCTTGCTTTTTATGATAGCATTATGCTTGGCTGACTTATTAAAAAGTTCAACTAAGTAGTTTGGGTAATCGTTGCGATCGCCATACTGAATATATCCTTCGCCTTTCTTTTCTTTAAATTCAGGCTGCTTGGCTTCCGCAAATGTTAGTACTCTTAAATCCATTATTGTCTTATTTTATAAGTGTCCGTTGTAGTATATTCCGTGAAATTGAAAGGCGTTCCGACTAACTCCATAATCCCTGATTCTAATAAATTTAAACCCGCAGGATTAAGGTTAGATGTACTTGTCTGTTCGTATATATCGTAATCATATTGACCATTTAAAGCAGTACTAAAATTAGTATTTGTAACGATACTAAATTCATTGTATCTGTCCTTATATTGGCTTATGTCTGTGTTATTTAACCTAACAAATTTAACCTCTGTATTTGCGCTTCTATTAGTAAATACAAACAAATAGTTTGGATTAGTCAATAATTGCTTTTCAGTTAAAGTCAAAATTATGTTTTGGGTTGATCCTTTTGTTAACCTAATCATATAAACTATATAGCTAAAAAGCTAATTTATTGCATATACTACAATAAAAAACCGCCGAACCAATGAAGGAACGGCGGCAAACCTATAAACCTATGAAAAAACTTATGCGCCTGCGGTTGTCAATACAGAATAAACTGCTTGTGCAACGCTTGGTGCTAATGCGGCTTCTGCACCTGTAAAGGTTAAAGTGAATCCACTTCTGTCGCCTTGTGCAGTACCCGTTCCCGCAGTACCGGCAGTTAAATCTAATCCTCTTGTTTTACCAAGATACCAATAATTGCCATTTGAATCTTTTACTACTGCAATCAAAGTATTTTGAGCAAGCAATAAAATTTCGTTTCTTGTAGCGGTTTGTAATTTATTTAATACAACCATTAATTCCTGTGCATAAAATACAGTTCCATTCTGTACGTTAGTAGTGATTGTTTGATTCATCATTGATGTATCTTTCACTTGCTCGTATTTGTAGAATCTTTTACCTGTTGCCTTTGTTAATGTTGTAATCACTCCGCTTGCTTCGGTTGTTGCAGTTACGTTGGCTGCTTCTATGAAATACACTTCCGTAACACCGCCTAAGCTATCTCGGCAGTCTAAAGTATATCCAGATGTTAATGCGCACGGCATAATATATAATTTAAAATTTTATTAAAAATGGGGGGCGATTAAACCCCCCAATAATTATGCTAAGATAAACTTAACGATCTCATCTGGGAACGCTACGTTTACACCCATTTTGAATTCACTTACAAAACGAACTTGATCAGCTTCTTTTGCGTAGAAAATTTCAAACTTCTCTTCCTCGTTCAATAAATCTGTTCCTAAGAACAAGTTAGATAAACGCATTGCGTAAACCTTGTTAGTTCCGTTCAAACCTGCAAGTGCTACAACTTTGATCATAGTACCTGGTAATACGAACTCGCTATCAGCTTTTACATCAATTGAATAATGGAACTGATTTGCGTTCTTTAATGCAATAGTGTAAGTTCTAAATACGTCTTGACCACAGAAGATAGTCATATCATCAGCAGCTACAACTTGTGCAGGGATTGCTTGATATACACCATCAAAAATGCTGATTACATTACCAGCAGTAATTGTGCTTAAAGGCGCACCACTGATAAAAGTAGAAGCGTTAGCAGCTACAACACCTGTTGCAGCACCAATTAACTTAACAAGCCCGTCAAATTTAGATAGATTCGCATTGCCAGACGTTGTATCGCCCTGCCATAACGCAGTTTCTAATTGAGCAGCGATTGTTTTTGCTTTCTTCTCAGCAAATTCTTGCTCAAAAGGAATTGAATCATACATTGATCCTGTTGGTAATGCTTTTTGTAAGTACTTAGATTCCAAGTCTTTAGGACATAAAGATTCGTTTACTTTAATTTTTCCAACTGTTACTGTTCTTTGAGTAAAAGTTGTAGAACCAGATGCGTTAAATCCGCAAGATCCACCTGCTTGGAAGATCGCGTCTGTGTCCATAATGTTAATCGTTTCAGCAGACTTTACGCCCACCATAACGTTACCTGCGCTTTTAATTAAAGCTGCGGTTTTTGCTCCTAATA